GCGACGAGGTCGTTGAGCGGGTTGTCCTTGGTCCGGACGGCGTTGATCCCGTGGTCCTTGAGGAACCCGCGGATCGCGTTGAGGTCCGCGGAGGTCGGCGTCACGCGCTGGACGCTCCCGTCCGCGGAGACCGTCTCGCGCCCGTTCCGGAGGATGTCGAGCATGGTCGCCGAGAGGAGCCTGTGGAGCTCCTCGTACTCTCGTTCCTGTTGGTTGTTCTTCATCGTGCCCTCAACGTCGGTCGCTGCGGCCGGAGCACGTCGCTGGGCACGATGCCCGGGACGTAGCCGATCCTGTCGTACACCTTCTCGCTGACCCCGATCCTGTTGAGGACGCGCGACCAGACGAAGTTCTGGAGCGGGCTGACCTGCGCCGCGATGTAGTCCTGCCTCGGGCTGTCGGGGAGGTTCATGGCATCCCACAGCTTGATTCCGAGCTGCGGACCCGGGCCGAGCACGGACACCGCCGCCTCCGCGCCGCTCACGCCGCGGTCGGATCGCTGGCGCGCCACGGCGCCGAACGTGCCGCCGGCGACCGTCTGCCCCATCCACCGCGACGGCCCGATCCCGAAGGAGTCGGCGTAGCCGAGGGGCCGCATGATGCTGCCGAGCACCATGCTGTCCTGCGCCGCGCCCCAGATGGCCGCCTTCGGGTTCTCGACGAGCTCGACGACGCTCTCCCGGAACGGCTTCCTCATGGTCAGGTCGTTCTTCGTCGCGTACAGGATCCAGCCGAGCATGACCTGCGTCGCGAGCATGGCCGTCTGCTCGTTGATCGGCATCTGCGCGATGCGACGTCCGCGCTGAAGGCTGTATGCGCGGGCATACGAGGAGAACTGGTTCATCAGGCGCAGTACCTGGTTCGTCTCCTCGGCCACCGGCCGGTCCGCGACGCCGGGCGTCACGTTGAGTACGCGCCGGGCCTCGTTCGGGATCGTGTCCATGAACGTGCGCCTCATGTCCTTGGCGCCGTCCCACAGGTCGAACAGCGGGTTCACGGGGCGGTCGGAGCGCAGGAACTCGTCGAACCCGACGGCGCTGGCGCGGCCGTTGTCCCAGTGGACGCCGTGCCTGTGCACTTGCTCGAGCACGGCGCGCACGTTGCCCGTGCGGATGCCGAGCCGGGCCAGCAGCGCCACCTGCGTCTCGGAGAGCCTTGCCGCCTTGATCGGGTCGGCGGCGCCCGAGTCGATCGCGAGCAGCAGCCGCTTCGAGAGGTTGACCATCTCGTCGGTCGCGATCACCGCGCCCCACTTGTTGTTCATGCGGACCACCATGTCGAGGCCGATCGCCCGAGCGAACCCGCGGCCCGCGCCCTCCATCAGGTCATCCGCCCTGCCGGATGCGTACCTGGTCAGCCCGGTCCCGAAGCCACGCTGCGCCATGACGAAGTCCGTCGTATCCCGCGGCAGCGCGGAGAGGTGGCTCATCATGTTGAGGAACTCGAGGTCGCGCCGCCGGAGCGAGCCGACGAACGGCGCGAAGGTCTCGAACAGGATCTGCGTGCCGCGGATCGGGTGCATCGCCGTCCACCCGAGCTTCATGGCAAGGTCGCCGAGGTTCGACACGCCCATCATGCCGCCGTTCACGAGCATCGCGCCGCGCGACAGGTTGCGCGTGAGGAACATGGTGCCCTCCGCAGGGCGTGCATTGTCGTTGTAGAGCGTCTGCCCGATGAGGCGCTTGATCATTGCCTGCTGGTCGAGCAGCAGGCCCTGGACCGCCTTGTATGCACCGGAGAACTCTGGGGCGTCCTTTCCCTTGAATCGACTATCAAATGCGTTTCCGGCCTCCTTGAGCCACTCCAGCAAGTCATCGACATTCTCGACGCCGCGCATCTTCCTGCCTTTGCGGATCTGGAGCTTTCCGAAGATGTCGGGGTGGTCCTTGATCGCGCGGGCGATCCCGATCTGCCCGTGGACCTGCGCGCCGTACCGGCGCAGCAGCGTGATCGGGTCCCGGATCAGGAACTCGCGCAGCTCGGGGGCCACGGCCTTGAACGTGCGCGTCCGGAAGGAGTCCGGCCTGCCGGCCGAGCCGATGGACTCGAAGGTCTTCGTCTCGGAAAAGGGATTGGTGATGCGACTTTGCAGCGCCTCCGCTCCCTCGGCGTAGATGGCCTCGATGGAGTCCCGGTACGCGGTCCGCGCGGTCGCCGGCAGGGCCGACTCCGGGGGCAGCACGCTGACGCCGGGGTCCTCGAGCCTTGCCCGGATCTCGTCGCCGTTCGCCGGCGCGAACGCCGGGTCGCCGACGTGCGTCCGGACGGCGCCGACGATCTCGTCGCGGATCGCCTTGTCGGTGGTGCGGTCGAAGGCGCGCGCCAGGGCGTCGGGCCGGATCTGGTTGGGCCGCTCGGCGGCGTCCAGGAACCGGAACTGCGCGATCGCCGCCTTGATGAACCCGGGCTTGTCGGCCCTCGCGGCCTGCTCGTCCACCGCGAGCGGGACGTAGTGCTGCATCCCGAACGGGTTCGCGTCGAACAGCCCGACGTCCACGAGCTCACCCATGATTCGCCGGAAGTAGCCGTTTCGCATGGTGTCGGCGAGCTCGACGGCCGCCGGGTTGCGCTGCGATACCGCGCCGGCCATGCCCATGGCTGCGTTCTGGTCGTCGAAGAGGATGTCGACGGCCTCGCGCATAGTTGCGTTTCCCTCGGGAATCCGGCTCCGGATCTTGCCAAGCATCTTGTGCTTCTTCAGGATGCGGCGCATCTGCACGGTCACGCCGTTGAGCATGAGGTCGAACGCATCCTTGGTGGCCTCGGCGCTGGCACGCGAGCCGCCGAGCAGCTTGAGCTGCCCGGGCGTCATGTCGGTGAAGCTGCCGGACAGGGCGCGCGTGATGTCGTACATCAGGTTGCCCCAGCGGCTCATGCGGACTCCCGGGCTCGTCCCGGTCGGCAGGGCGTCGCCTGCTCCGAGGAACAGCGACAGGATCGGGTTCCGGCTCGGCGAGGACTGCATCTCCGGGTCGTTGTCGAAGAACGCACGCACAATCCGCAGGTCGTCGTATGCGCCCTGCGCCGGGTGTCGCTGCATGGCGAACCGGAAGGCGTCCGGGTCCGCGACGGGCGCGGCTCCGGCGGCCATGGCGTTCAGGTTCAGCGTCTTGATCGCCGCTCGTTCCCTCTTGTACAGGTTCCGCAGCTTGGTGGTGAGCGCGGCGATCTCCGCGTCGTCCCCGGCGAGGAGCGGCGCGATGGAGAGGTCGGGATGGAACGTGCCGCCCCGGGCGTCGGCGATCAGCCGCTTCAGGATCGTGACGCTCCGCGCGCGCTCCTGGTCGAACCGGATCGTTCCGCCGGCGCGGCGCAGCGCGGCATCCGCGCCCTCGCCGGACACGGACTGCACGATGCGGTCCGTCTCGTCGAGGTTCATCTGCCGGAACGCCGCGCGCAGCCGCTCCTGCGAGTTCCACCGCTGCGCCCAGGCCGGGAGCCCGAACGGCAGCCTGGCGCCGCCGGAGCTGAGGCCGTTGATGGCCGATGCGAGCGCCGTCTTCGCCGTGTAGGCCGCGGCCGGCATGGCGAGGCCGATGCCGCCGCCGATGGACGCGACGACGATCTCGTCGCCCATGCCGGGCTCGTTGGTGAGGTCGTAGGACGCCTGGTCGATCACCTTCTTGGACGCCAGGTTCAGGGCACTCATCGTGAGCGCGGAGGTGCCGCCGAGCCGCAGCAGCATCCCTGGCGTCGACCGCAGCAGCATCGCGCCGCGCGCCGCCTGGCCGCCGACGGGGATCATGTACACCGGGTCGCCCGCGCCACCGAGCGCGCTGGCGCCGAGCGTCTTGAGGAACCCCTCGTTCTCGTTGTACGCGGCGAGCGTCTCGAGGTCGTCCTGCACGGACAGCGAGTCGGTCAGGATCGCGTCGACCTGCCGTCGATCCATGTCGTCGTCGATCTCTCCGCTCTCGTACAGGCGGATCGCGACGTCCTGCGACCGCGGCTGGAGCCGCTTGACGTAGTCGTCGAAGAGGAACGGCTCGGGCGGCCCGGACGGCAGTGCCTGGTCGTACTCGTCGACCGTGATGCCGCCCGCCCACTCGGGCAGCATGACGGCGAGCCCTTCGCCGATGTTGTCGATCAGCCCGGTTCGGCGGAACAGGCGCGGCGTCGGCGAGAGGTCGTAGCTCGAACCGACCGCGTCGCCGAACCCGGGACCCTCGGCGCGCGAGGTCGGCAGCGGGGCCATGCTCTCGGTCCCCGACAGCCTGCGTACCGTGTCCTCTCGCAGCTCCGCGAGCGACCGGAACGGGTCCTTGACCTCAGCGTCCAAGGTTTACCCCCATCGCGTCGATCCAGCTGGCCGGCTTGGACTTCGACGCCGCCCGCCGCTCGCGCGCCTGCTGTATGCGCTGCTCGACCGTCAGCGGCGCGGCCACGGCAGGCCTGCCGAGGTCGATCTGGACGTAGTTCATCGTCCCCTTCTTGTCCCTCGAGAGGACGTACCACGAGTTACCGTCTCCGAGCGACGGGAAGACGTGCGTGACGGCGTCCGATTCCACGCCCTTCTCCTTGAGCATGGCGACGGCGCGTGCCTCGTCCCACGATGCGTTGGGCGCCCACAACCGCGGAACGGGCGAGGTGAACCCACGACCGCCGATCGTCGGCAGGTGGTACGAGGCGACCGTCGCGCTGACCCTGTCCTCCAGCTTCTGCTCCAGCACCTGCTTCGACATCCCGACGTTCCCGATGGCCGGGTACGACTCGGCGATCACGTCGGACGCGACGACGTCGGCGAGCTCGACGGCCGCCTCGTTCGGAAGCCCATTGCGCGAGAGCTTGGTTGCCGCCGCGGTCTTGAGCGCGTTGCGGTATACGGGAAAGGACGGAAGTCCGGTCTGCGGGTCGAAGGTGTTCACGCCGCCGATCTTGAGTATCCCGTTGGCGCGGAGCGAATCCTCGTAGCGCCGCGCGTCGATCGCCGGCGGCTGCGCGTCCTGCCATCTCTCGAGCGCCGCGTTGAACGCCTCGGCCGACGCCTGGATGTCACCGTCCGACAGCCTGCCGTCCTGCCCGCGCTGCATCCGCGCCAGCGACGGCAGGACCGACTCGATGGCCCGGATCGTCGCGGCGTTGGTACCGGCGTCCGAGTCGCGCAGCGAGAATCCGTTGATCTGTGCCGCCGCGGCGGGGTCTTCGAGCAGCGGCGCGATCTCCGCCAGGAGCTCGATGGCGCGCCGGCGCTCCGGTCCCGTGCCGCGCAGGTCCGCGTAGATCGCGTCCAGCATCTTCGCCGGGACGGTCTGCGTCCCGACGATCAGCTCCCCTGCCTTCTGCGGGTCGATGATCTTGCCGCCGCGCATGGCTCCTGCCTTCGCCATGACGGTGTCCCACTTGGTGTCGCCTGGCTGGAGAACGACGCGCCGCGCCATGATGTCCGCCGCGGCGGCTGTCTGCGCCCGGTCCTCGTCGATCTTGTCAAGCTCATCGAGGAGGTCGTTGAACTCCTCGCCGCTGATGTTCTCGTCGATCTGTGACCATTCCGGCCGCGCGGTGTCGTACCTGTCGAACGACTCGTCCAGCATGGCCTCGAGCCTGGCGCGGTCGCCCGTCCTGAGGTATTCGGTGATCATCAGGGACTTGCGGTGTTCCTTCACCGTGCGGACGCGCGCGTCGTATGCGGTCTGAAGGTCGTCCGGGTCGATGCGGCCGGCGACGCTCTCCGCGTAGGACGCGAAGTCCGCATCCGGGTCGCTGGCATACGCCTTCAGCACCTTGGTCAGCACGGGCGCGGCGAGCGCCTCCTTGCGGCGGCTGAACTCCGCGTAGCCCTCCGGGGAGAGGTGCATCTTCGCCACGGCGTCGGACGCGGCAAGGTCGCCCTCGCTCCGCGTCTGCTTGATCTCCTCCGTGAGGAAGTCGATCATGGTGCTCTCGCGCAGCCCGGGATCCTCCACCGAGGAGTCGAGGCTGTCGCGCAGGGTCGCGTACCGACCGAGGAACGGTGACTCGCTGCTCGTCGCCTCCTTCATCGCGAGCTCGGCCATCGAGAGCTGGCTCGCCCGTCGGGCGCGGACTGCGTCGGAGAGCACCTTGCGGAGCGGCTCCACGACGATCGTGCGGTCCTCGCCGCCGGTCACCAGCGCGCTGGCCTGGGCGAACCCGGCCTCGTCGCCGGACCTCGCCAGCGCCTCGAGCGCCTTGCCGAACGTTGCCTCCGTGAAGGTGGCGCGGTCGAGCCACGGGTAGCGTTCGGAGAACTCGTTCCACAGGGTCTCGGAGTCGCGGCTCGGCCCGACGGAGGTCGGGTCGACGAGCTCTGCATGGACGCCTCGGGCATCCCTTGCGAACTTGAGCTTCTGCTGGTCGGCGCGGCGCCGGACGTACATCTGCTGCGCGACCTTGCCGATCCGCTCGCGGTACTCGGCCTCGGCGGCGGTAAGCCGTTCGCCGTCCCCGGCGGGCTGGGTCCGGGCGGGGTCGACGTATCGGCCCGCGTACTGCCCGATGAATGCGTCGATGTCGTCGGTCGCGTCGATCGTCGCGTCCATCTTCCCGTCCTGGAAGTCGACGAGCATCCGTCCCTCGTCCTGCTCCGCGCGAAGTCTGGCGTCGTAGATCGACTGCCGCTCGTCGATCTGCCGCTGGATGTTCAGCGCGTTGCCGACGTCGACCAGGGTGTTCCCGAGCGCCTGCGTGGCCCGAAGCGCCTGCTCGAGGTCCCGTGCCGCCGACAGGTCCGGGACGGGCGCCGGGAGCACGGCGACGCCGGGAAGGCCGGGCGCCCCGATGCCGGCGACCTGCACCGCGGGGATGCCCGTGCCTGACGGGACGTCGACGGGTGCGTTGCGCCTTGCTCCCTGGTTCGCTGGCAGGAACGCGGCCTGTGCCTGGAACTGGCTCATGCCCGTCCTCCGCCGACGTATGTCTGGACGCTGCGGTCGCTGAAGGCGCTCCCGATGGAGACGCCGGTGCCGAAGCCCTGGATGCCCTGCGTGAGCCCGGTGAGGAAGGTGCTGCCCTGCTCGTTCCCGAGGCTCGTAATCTGGTTCTGGTAGGCGTACTGCTGCTGCATCCGCTGCTGCTGGAGCCCGAAGAGCTGGTTGCGGTACTCCATCGCGCTGGCCTGCACGGAGCGCCCGATGTTGGCCTCGAGGATCCGGCGGTTGATCACGGCGTCCATGTCGATGGAGCGGAGGATGTCACGCTTGGACCCGCTGACGGCGAACCCGCTCTCGACGAGCCCGGCCCGTGCGGTCCCGGCGGCCTGCTGGTACTGCCTCCGCAGGGCCATGCGCTGCGTGGCGATCCCCTGCATGAGCCCCTCCGTCTGGAACGCTTGGTTCTCCGCGAGCATCTGGCTGCGGGTGTCGAACGCCACGTTCGTGTTCCCCTGCTGGACCTGAAGCTGGCGCATGGACGCAGCCAGCGCGTCGTTGCGCTTCGCCTGCGCCATGGAGCCGAGGAAGCCCTGGAACAGGCCCATCGCGGCTCCGCCGTAGATCAGTCCGTCTATTGGCATATCAGCCTTCCGTTGCCGTGTTGTGCGTGCCGTAGAACTCGATGCCGGTGATCACGACCGGGCGCGAGTCCACGTTCCTCACCGAGATGCTCATGTCCTGCGCCCGTCCGGGCGTCCATGCCTGGAGCCGGCCGTACCTGTCGATGTTCGCCTCGGACGGCGAGAACCTGAACGTCCGGTCCTCGCGCCGCGCCGACGAGACCGACAGCGTGTACGGCCCGGAGTTGGTGTGGTCGGTGACGATCTTGTTGACGAACAGCTCGCCCTCGACGATCGCGTTGCCCTGGTCGTCGGTGCGGAACAGGCGCGTCGTGGTCACCTTGAACGGGATGCGGCGGCCCAGGACCACGAGCTTGTCGGAGAGCGACGTCTGCGAGCAGCTGACCTCGGCGTCGGTCGATCCGGCCACGGGCGTGACCGTCGCGTCGTAGTCGGTCCACGTCCCGTTGACCTGCGAGGAGACCGTGTCGATGTCGTAGTCGGCCGCGTCGATGCGCCACTTCACGGAGCCGCCCGCGACCGTCCCGGTACGCACCACCCTGCGGTGGTCGAGGCGCGGCTGCTCGTCGAACGTGGCCGGCGCGGACGGGTCCGACGAGATCGGCATGGAGTCGATCACCACCCGGTAGTTCGCCGCCGTGCTCCCGCTCCCGATCGGCTGGTTGTACGCCATCCGCAGGACGTAGGCCGTGTCCTCGACGATCGCCACGTCGAGGATGCGGTCGGTGTTGAACGTGTACTTGGTCCACGCGCTCTGGACGAGCTTGTCCGCGACGCGCAGCGTGCGGTAGATGAACAGGTTCGCGCTCGACTGCCCGTAGCCGTCGAAGACCACGACGTCCCCGGAGGCGATCTGCGCGACGTGCCCCTCGGTCGGCGAGATGCCGCCGGCCCAGGTGTTGGGGTTGGACCACCGCCCGCCGCCGAGGCCGTTCGACTGCACGGCCGCGCCCGGGTTCGGCGACGGGTTGCCCGGCACCACCACGAGCGTGTCGTTGTTGTCGCTGGCCGCGAGGCTGCGGATGGAGGACGGCAGGAGGCCGTCGACGTGCTGGGTGATCGCGGACGCCCGGTACGACACCTGGACGTCGTCGTAGGCGTACTCGTAGACCACCGAGGTGTTCTCGCGGACGCCGGCGAAGTAGATGAACGACGAGATCGGCGCGGGCTTGACCCGCTGCGTCGCGTAGGTCGTGCTCGGCGTGAGGGTGGCCGACTTCGGCGTGAAGGTCTCCCCGCCGCCGATCTCGAACTGCGCGCCGTTCCTGGTGAGGACGAGCAGCGCCTTGCGGAACGGGACGATCCAGTCGATCACCGACACGCTCGAGCTGCCGAGCTGCGCCACGATCGGGTTGGAGTCGTTGTAGTTCGGCTCGTCCACGAACGGGAAGAAGTTGTAGAGCGAGTCGGGCTGGCTCGTGACGAGCCACTCGTCCATCGCGAAGCAGAGCCTGCCGCGGTGGTACGCGACGTCGGCGATCCGCTTCTCGCCGCCCGATCCCATCCGCATCGGGACGGGCGCGGTCTTGGTCGCGCTCCCTGCGTTCCAGGTGATCTGCGACAGCGCGAAGGTCGGCGGGACCAGCGAGCTGCGCTCCATCTTGATCGGCATCTTGGCTGCGTCGAGCGCCTGGTTCGACGTGGTGGTCCCGGTCGCCACCTGCGAGTTCGCGATGATCGTGGTGTCGACGATGGTCAGGAGCCGCAGGTCGCCGGCGATCGCGCTGCCGCCGTTGAGGTACGTCTGCACCGCCCCGGTCAGCCCGGTGACCTTGCACTGCGTCCCGTATGGGCCGTCGATCGTCGCGCCCGTCAGGCTCGACGTGATGGTCATCAGGCCCGTGTACGCGAGGGTATCGGAGAATGCGACCACGAACCACGCGCCGCTCGCCGTCACCGTGGCGTTCCCGGCCCCGACCGTGGAGAGCGCCCGGATCTCGGTCTGTATGGTCGCCGCGCTCGCGTTGTGGGCGATGGCCGCCGTTGTCTGGCCGCCGAACGAGATCGTGAAGGTCCCCGCGCTCGGGGAGCCGAGCGTGAAGTACTGCACCCGGTTGCGCGGGTTCCCGAGGTCGACGACCTCGATGTCCATGTTGCCGCCGTTGTTGCGGCCGTAGACCACGAGGTACCGCTCGGCCGAGTCCCGGACGATCCGGTGGAACCGGAAGTCGGACGCGGAGTTCGCGAGTGCCGCCGACCCGATCTGGTCGAGGGTCACGACGTGCCTGGACCCGCCGCGGGTGGAGACCCCGCTCACGACGTTGAACAGGGCGTTCTCGGCGTCGGCGACCTGGCTCGGGAACCTGCTGCTCGGAGCCTGCGTGGAGATCCCGTTGTGGAGCGACGGGATCCTCTGGGAGTACGGCTTGGTCGCCATTTATCCCTGCTGGGGCTGCCGTGCTTCCTGCGAGAAGAGCGGACGCATGGTGAACGTGCCCTCCCTCGGGTTGATGGAGTCGACGATGGACAGCTCCTGCGACACGAATGCGTCGGAGAGCTGGCTGGCGGAGAACCGGCGCACGAACTGCTGCTGCGCGTGCTTGGCGACGAGCTCCTTCAGCATGGGGTCGAGGTCCTCGAAGGACAGCAGGACGGCCACGTCCATGAACACGGCGTTCGCGGAGCCCATGCTGTTCGTGCCCTTGTCGGCGTCGTAGACCTTGCTGCCGCGGATCACGAGGTTCCGGTGCTGGTCCGGCCCGGCACCGCGGACGCGGAGGACGTCGGACGCCAGCGTGATCTCGAAGGTCGCGGAGGACGGCGTGAAGGCCGCCGACCTGCGCGTGTTGCACGGCCAGCCCATGGCGCAGAAGTACCGCGTCGAGTCGTCGACGTACCGCTCCGCGTCGGCCTGCACCGAGGTGCCGCCGGTGTCGAGCGACGTCACCCGGTACTCGTTGATGCCCGAGAGCGCCATGTTCACGGCGTCGAGCTTGGTCATCCCGTTGCTTGGCATCAGTAGACGCTCCTATCCCTCATGCGCGGCCGCCCGCGCAGCTGGTTCGATTCTGCGGTGTTCAGCACGTTGACGTCGGCGAGCTCCCGGTCGGCCCGCTTCAGGGCGGCCCAGCGCACGGTGAGCTCGTCCCTGATCATCTGGTCGAGCGACTGGTCCTTCTTGTGGAACCTGTTGAACTGGAACGCCGCGTCGGTCACGACGTAGTCCGCGAACGCCTCGGGAAGGTCGGCGAACGCCGCCTGGGCGACGTAGGTCACTACAAGGTTCTGCGCCCATACGTCGGTGTTGTTCGCGAGGTCGTACAGGAACCCACCGACCACCGTCACGTCAAGCCCGCGGCTCGAGCCGTCGGTGTCGATGTGGAACGTCGATGCCGGGACGGCGATCTTGTTGGACACGTTGCGGGTCAGCGTGACCTCGCGCCGGGTGTTGAAGTGCCAGCCCCTCGCCTGGAGCGACCTGTCGGCCGCGTCGAGGAACCGCTCCGCGTGCCCGGCCGCGGACGGCCCGTTGGTGTCGAGCGCCGGCACAGGAAGGACGCCGACGCGGCGGAGCACGGCGTTCACTGCATCGAGCTTGTTCATAGTTCGTTGAGCGGCTCAGGCGTGCCGAACCTGTACTTGTAGTTTTCCACGACGGCGGGCGTCCACACGGCGTTCGCCTGCGACACCGCGAACGCGGGCAGCAGCGCGGTGTCCGTCCCGGGCGCGTAGGTGCCGCGTCGGATGGACCGCGACACGAAGGCGTCGTTGCCGTCCGTGACGATGGTCTCGATGGAGACGGAGATCACGCCCTCGGCGTCGAAGGACGCCTTCTCGACTGTCTGCGTTGGCATGGATTCCTCAGGAGATGAAGTAGGAGCCCGACAGGATGATGCGGGTCGCGGAGAGCGGCGGCGTGGTCGTGCCGAGGTCCGTCGGGCCGAGCTCGACGAAGCCGCTCGTCACGAGCTGGATGTTGGTTCCGGAGACGTATCCGCGATCCGGCTTGTTCGTTCCCCACGTTCCGGTGCGCCATCCGACGTGGCAGGTGCCCGGTCCGCTTGCCGAGAACGGCAGCCCGGAGATGACGCCCTTGCTCCCGGTTCCTCCGGAGGTCGTCGGTCCGGTGGTGACCGAGATGTCGGCCGAGAACGTCACCAGGCGGCCGACCTTCGTGTACTTGGCCGTGCGCGTTCCGTAGGTGACCGTGCCGAGGCTCGGGCTCGTCCCGCCGACGACCGCGTACACGGGCGTCCACGTCCCCTCCTCGTAGTCGTCGAGGCAGTTTGCGTCGCCCTGTGCCACGGCGGCCGCGAGGAACTGGATGCCGGCATTGGCGTGGAACTTCCCGGTCGAGCGCACGGCCCCGTTCACGTCGAGCGGGTAGGACGGCGACGTGTCCAGGATCCCGACGTTGCTGCTCGTGTCGACGGAGATCGCAGGTGTCGCGACGTTCGGCATCGTCACCAGCGACCGCCAGGCGGCCCATGCGCCAGTGACGCGCGTCCGGTAGTGGATGCCGGAGAGCGGCGTGTTGTACGGGAACGCGAGCTGGCACAGGTTGCCGGAGCCGTCCTTGGAGATGTACTCGAACGAGAACGGATGGAAATAATCAGTGCTCGCGCTGAACGAGGTCGGCGCATTGGCGGCGGCGCTGGAGCGCAGCAATGTATATCCGCCTCCCGATCTCGCGTTGCTCGAGTCGTTCCAGTCGAGCGTCCCGCCGGTCTCCTCCGCGCCGATCCCGCCGACGAGCTGGCCCGTCCGGATGGTGACGTTGTTCGCCGCGATGTCGCCCGTCACGTCGAGCTTGACGGCCGGGGCGTTGTTGCCGATGCCGACGCTGTTGGCGCTCGCGTCGACGTACAGCGTGGTCCCGTCGAACGCCACGTCGCCGCTGGTGCGGTAGATGCGCCCGGCCTCCACGGAGCCGACCTTGAAGGCGATGTCGCCCGATCCGGCGTTCCCGCTGTCGGACTGGAGCGTCAGGGCGCCCGTGCTGCTCGAGCCGCCCGCTCCCGTGCCGACCACGCCCGTGAGGGCGCTGCCGTCGCCGCTGAAGGCCGTCGCGGCCACGGTCCCGGTCACCGTCACGCCCGTGGAGGTGGTCGCGATCTTGGTGCTGCCGTTGTGCTGCACGGCGACCCCGGTCGGGTTGTTGACCGTCGGGGCGCGGAGCGTGCCGTCCACCAGGACGGTGGTGGCCTCCAGCTCGACCTGCGTCCCGGTCGCCGGCGTGACCTTGTTGACCTTCAGCTCGCTCACTTACGGCCCTTCCCGGCCTTGGCCTTCGTCCTGCACGCGCCGTACCCGAGCTTGCCGAGCACCGCGCACGGCGGGAACCAGTTGCAGAGCGCGTACCCGAGCGCGAACGCGCTCCCGACGATCACGATGGTGTCGATCATGCCTTCTCCTTGTTGTGGATCTTGCGCCACGCGGCATCGAATGCCGGATCTGCCGCTCTCTTCGCCGCGACGTACTCGCGTGGCGTCTCCTCGTCGCTCCCGAGCATCTTGGCGGCGAGCTCCGCGTCATTGACCTTCCGCCTCGGCAGCCACCCGATGGCGATGCGGACGGCGGTGAACGCCCCACTCTGCCACAGGACGAACGCCACGCCGGCGACCGCCAGCGCAATGCCCCACCACTTCAGGGTGGACAGCCACGCCGGGGTGATCGGCTGCACGTTCGGGATGTCGCCGTGGATCGCCGCAGCGTGCTCGTCAATGCGGGTCGCGCCCTGCACCACGACCTGGTCGCCGATGGCGTTCCCGTGGTCGATGAGCGCGCTGGCCTCGTTGCGGATCGCGGTCGCGTTGGAGGAGATGCGTGCGACCGGGTTGCACCCGGCCAGGAGCAGGACGAGGACGAGCGCCCTCACGCAAATACCCTGTAGGGAATCCCCGGCGTCGGGGTGAACGTCGGCAACTCGTCCTCCTGCGCCTTCGTCAGCTCGAACGTCACGCGGATGTTTGCGTGGTAGCGGTTGTCGCTTGGCCGGATGACCTCGCCCTCGGGGTCGAGTTTGGCGGGGATGGCCCCGATGCGGTCCACATAGCAGCCGGGGACGGGCATGAGCGCGATCTCGCCCTCGCCCTGATCGACCTCGACCAGCAGTCCTGCGGCTTCCAGCGCATCGTCCATCTGCGCCTCGGTGTCGGTGCGGAGCATGTAGTCGCTCATGTGGTGAGGCTCTGGAGGGTGGCGTTAGGAAGATTGGTAGGCCAGTATTTGAATGAGCGCATCCACATCGACCCCAGATCAGTAGCCGCAACGTCGTTGTTGACGTTGACGCTCCATCGCGCCGCAGTTGCGAGAGTGAATGCGGATGCCGTGGTCGTTTGTGGTGACCCCCCGCCGATGACATAGACGAGCGCGGATGCGGCCGTATCTAGCGACGTGGCAAACTTCACCAACCCGCCGTTTCCGCTGTTGTATTGATAGTTCGACGTGGTGATAACTGTCGAACCGCCGCTGTTGAACACGTTCCCGAGCAATCGCGTTCCAAGACTTGCGTCGCGGTTATGTCGCAACCACCACCAGCATCTACCACCACCACTGGTATCGAACGATCCATACGGAGGGAAGTTTCCAGTTGCTTTCTCTCGCACCTCAACGTGGGCAAACGCTGTTCCGCTCGTTTGGCTAAACGCAATGGATGACAAGTTTGTGAGCGTGAGTTCGTCACGATTCCTCGTCCCCTGACTCGCGCCCGTGGGGATGTACGAGGAGGCACCGGAGCCCTGCTCCAGCATCGCGCCCCAGATCAGCAAACTGCGATCAAGTTCAAATGATGCGGTTTGCGCGTACAGCATTACGCTTGCCGATGTAGCACCAATGTTTCCGGTTGTAGTGACTTGAACTTTGGTCCACTCTGTGAGCGATAGGCCGGATACGGTGCATAGCCCCGTACCGGACACGCTTCCCGGTCCAGAGATTTTTGAAATTGAAACAGTCTGGAATGCTGTCGTAAAGATCCCGACTTGTATTTGGGTGGTCGTAACGGAGTTGAATACAGATGCGCGAACCCAAAACGAGAACGTATATGGCGAAGTCGATACCGTTGTCACGGTCTGGGAAAGCGGACCACTTCCAGAAGTTTCTCGGAATTGGAACGATGACGATCCGCCAGCGGGATTCGTTTCCGTGACGGTTGCGCCGCTATTGCCGTTGTATGTCCAGTTCGTTGTTCCGCCGCTCGTTGCAAACGACTCGCTCCAGCAAAGCAGGTTCACCGCCTGCCCCTCAATCAGCAGCCCTCGCGGTGCCAGCGTGGCCGGGTCGTAGTCGAAGCGGGCGACGTTGTTGCTCATCGTCTCCACGAAGCCGCTGGAGTTGATCCGCGTGCCGGTGCTGCCCCGCGTGAACGTCAGGCGCGGGTCGAGGACGCCCGTGGTGAAGTCCAGCGTGAGCGTGGAGCCGTCGCCGACGGAGGTGAGCGTCGCCAGCTGCTCGATCAACGAGCGTGATCCCGAGCGCCGGAGCCGGCCGAGTGCGCTTCTCATGTCAGAGGACGTTCCAGAGGCAGCCCATGTTCCCGCTCGCCGCGAAGCAGGTCACCTGGATCAGCTGCGAGCCGAGCGTGTCAACCACGACCGACAGCGGCGGGTTCGTCCCCGTGTTGCCGAGCGCGTACAGGTTCGGGGCCGGAGTGCCCGTCGTGACCGAGCCGCCCGCGAACGGGTACCAGGCCGTCGATGCGATGGTGTTCGAGACGGTCGTACCGCTCGTCCTCGTCAGCGCGATGTCCGCGAGCACGGTCGGCACCCAGTCCTCGGTGCTGCCGTCGAGGTACATCGACCACCCGACCACGCGGATGCCGCCGGCAGTGATCGTGCTGACGCTCGTGAAGGGCATGACGCGCACGAGAGTCGGCGACTCCAGGCTGCCCTCGTAGAGCACGTTCTGCGTCGGCTTGGTGCCGAGCGTGCCGTAGGCGCTGAACGCGGTGCCGTCGCGGGTCAGGGATGCCCACTGCCACCGGGGCTGGTGCGTCGAGATGAACGCGCCGACGGCGCTGCCGGTGACCTGCGTGGTCAGGGCCGCCGCGCCCTTCGTGACGATGTCTGGCTGGATGAGCATTACTTGAAGTCCTTGTCGAGCCTGGCCTCGATCCGGTCGAGGCGCTGTGCGTGATGTCCCATCGTGGTGTCGATCCGCTCCATCATCCGGATGAGCCCGGTGAAGAGCGTGAACACGACGATCAGGACGGATGCGACCAGGCCGATCAGGCCCAGCCAGTCGCGGAACGAAAGCGAGACGATGCGGCCGTCTTCCATGGTCATGTCTTTGTTCCCGATGCCGCCGCCGGCGAGGGGGACGGGCCATGGGCCCGCCCCCCATCGTTCCGGCAGGGTTGTTGCGAATCAGTACACCTGGATGACGCCGGCCGACCACGGGCAGATGATCCCGAGTCCGGCCATCATCTGGGCCTTCATGAACTGCGTGTTGCGCCGTTCGTCGGCCTCGAGGTACGACCGCAGGCCGCTCGCCTGCACCATGCCGATCGCGGGCGAGCCCGTGTCGGCGCCGCAGAGGGCGACCGCCACCGGACGACCGCCGGCCTGCGTGGAGCCGTCGAAGAGACCCTGGTACTTGCCGCCGGTCGTTCCCGAGCCGGAGGTGTACGCCACCGCCGCGTCCTCGCCCGTCAGGCTGTTGGCCGTCAGGTCCGCGGAGG